AAGACGCACCACCTGTCTGGAAAGCTGCACCGCCTGTTAGTAGAGGCCGTAGTAAGCGTTCTGTGGCGACTGCACCTCTGTCGTAGCCAGTGTTAGCTCCTAGAGGCGACAAAAGATCGGTGAATTGAGATACACCGCCGACATATCCAGACTTGTGGAGAGCTGTGAGTTCGTTACTCTCACGCATTAGGTTGATGAGTTGCTGCCCTTCTGTTGTGGCACCCACTAGCTCTTCCACAGCCTTTATCTGATCAATGGTTACGATACCTTTGACCTTATTTCTTGCGTTCTTTATTCCTGTTTGTGCCGTTTGCTTCTTCTCAGCAAGTTCTGTCGTGTCAGTCTTGCGAGGGTTAAGAGTTGTGCCATCCGTCTGGTTCAGACCGTCTAAAGCAGTCTTAATTTCACCAACTATCTCTGTATGAGCGTTGTCTACAGCGTCAACAGCTCCTTTTGCACCCATCTTGCCAACATTCTTGACGTTCATGTTGTTTTCGTCAGCAATACGTCCGACACGATTGGCTACATCAGTTCTAGCAGCCTGTTCTTCTACTGTTAGAACCTCTGGGGCTGTTCCTGTGACATTCTGGATGCCTCTGCCTGTCGCTTTTGCAGTCTCTACAGTGGTTGTGACACCGCCACCCATAGTTCCACCGAGTACAAAGGCTTCCAAGCCTCGATCAATCAGTTCATCCTTGGTGTACTTGCCGCCTTGGGTTGCTGCACTACCTGCAATCACAGCTTCTTGCGCTGTTTCTGTTGCACCCTCGGCAATCGTAGATTTAACAATACGCTGACCGATAGCTTTGGCTGCATTTGGCTTGCCAGCCTTGATCAGCCTCTCTACCAGCTCTTCTCCTGAGAGTTTAGCTAAGTCTGGCTTCGGAATAACCTTGCCAGCTCCAAACTTGTCTAGGATACCGACAATAACACCTGTGCCAGAGGCAACTGCACTGTCATACTCGCCTGTTTTCTCTTCTTGCTCGAAAGCTGACTCACCAGCTCCCATTGCAGCCGAACCAACTAGCGTAGAACCGCCGATAACGGCTGAAGCAGTTAGCGAGAATGGGGCTGTAAGAGCTGCTAGGCCCGTACCGACAATGGCTGTGCCACCTGATGCGGCGTTCTCTGCTGATTTCTCTGCGATCCAGCCTATAGCTTCACCAATCCCACCCTCTTTGTAGGTGTCTCGTAAGCTACCTGTGTATGTGGGCTTGTAGCCGCCCTCTTCGATGTCTTTGTCCTGTTGAGCAACAACATCTGTGCCGAATTGCTTGATCTTTTCAGAGCCAACAAGATCACCAAACGCTTCTGCACCCTTACCAGCTAGTCGCTGGGCTTGGTCTACAGAGTAGCTAAGAGCACCATCTGCTTTCTTAGGTGCTTTTTCGTAGACAGGGGGTGGTGGGGTTGTAAGTGATTGCTTGGGCTGCTGCTGTCGTGACATTTGCTCTTTGAGAGCCTGTGCAAGTTGCCTTGCGGCATCAACGTCACCTGCTGCATGTGCATTTTGCAGGGCCGTAGCAAGCTGTTCTTGCAAACCCATATTAGACTCCTAATTAAGAGGCGTACTGATCGACTAGACTTTGGACACTTTGCGTAAGACCGCCGCCACCTTGCATCTGCCGATAACCTTGGCGTTGTGCTTCGATAGCTCTGATTGTGCGTATGTATTGCTCACGCACTGCCATTAGGTTCTCACGAAGTTGCTCTGGGCTTTGTGAGTTATCTAAGTTACCCATCGACGCATTAAGCTGTCTAAGTTCCATCTCAGATACCTGACCCAAAGCACCACCTGTCGGTGAAGCGTCACGCATTGCTTGGAGCTTATCGAAACCAATGTTGGCTTTGATTGTTGTAAGTCTACTCTCGAAGTCACGGGCTTCAGTGCCTGCAATGTTAGACAGCAGTGAGCCAACAAAACCTGCTTTATTACTAGGCCACCAGCTTTCAATGTCCTCATCTAACTGAGGTATGAGCTTGTCGATATTGTCTGTAACTGTTGGGTTCTCGATAACAGGTGGTGGTATCTTGTTAGCCTTACCTTTGCCCTTACCGCTTGACCTTGCTCTTTGAAGAGCACCAGAAGCAGCTAGGTCACGATCCTCGATAGCACCAAACTCATCACCACCAGCTTCTATGCCAGCTAACCCACCTCTTGCTGATCCACCAGCAATAGCTGCACCAATACGGATCATGTCGTTAGGACGCATACCTACATTGCCTATTGCTTGGGTTGGCATAGTGCTCAGTATAGCCGCATTGCGTCTACCTGCTGATGCGTTGATGTCTCCTAGCTGATCGTTGGCTTCTTTTAGCAAGGAAGCATCGGGACGCTTTGAAGTGTTATCAGACTTGTTTAGAGCTGGGCCATCATCAAAGTCACTTGGATCATCAAACTGAGTTGGGTCTGTTTCAATCAGTGGGCCGTAATCAGGTGGTGGAGGTGGTGGGGGCGGGAACGCACTTGCTGGCGGTGAGCCGCCCTGCATAAACTGTCCAGCAGCCATCATTGAGGGATTAAAAAGTGCTCCTTGACCATCATCGTCACCGACAAAGCCACCATCCATAGGAGCTGTAGCATTAAAGTTTAAGGCTGGCTGGTTCCTAGCGGCAAGCATTGCGTTCTGTGCAGCTAATGCTGGGCCTTGCTGACCTACCTGAGTTGTGGGAGCTGTTGCCTGTGCAAGAGCACCTTGAAGCCCGTCAGGTACAGACGCAGGGTCATCCAAGTTAGGATTAGCGTCACGTTGAGCCATTGCTTCTACTAAAGCTGCTTCGGCTGGGTCTCTTAACTCTGGTCTGTTTCGATCCATAGTTAGAGCTGGTGCGTTCTCAACGTAGTTATTTAGGATTTGCTGTCCTGTCATAGAGGGAGCGACAAACTCCTCATCTTGGTTCTTTAGAGCTGGCTCTGGCGTGTCAAAGCTGGCGTAATACTTACTGCGTTCAGCAATATATTCAGCAATAACATCCTCTGGTACTTGGTTGTTACGCATTTTAGCAACATCAGCTTGTAGATCAGGATGTAACTGTGCAGTGCTATTTGTGCTTAATGCAGCCATGTTGTTCTGTCCTTGATTTAAGAATACGGATGCTCTCGTAACGTAATCCTGTGTTTCTTTTGGCAGCTTATTAAAGTCTGCCCCTTCTTTGACCCACTTCTCTGCATTGGTTGGCCCCCAATTAAAGGCAACCAAAGAATAGAATGGGTTATCAAACTTGTGATGCTGGTTGTAACCTTTGACATACTGAGATGCTAACTCGCGTGACTTATCTATGTCAGTAGCATCATCCTCACTTATGTTCTTGGGCATCCTATAGCCCATCTGATGCAGGTTCTTACGAAGAAACTGATAAGGGCCAATAGCATCTTTTTTACTAACTGCACCCACTGCCTGTGCATCATTCAGATGCCCTGTCTCACTATGTCTGATGGCATCCAACAATGCTGGTGTGGGGCTACCGTCTAAGTTAAGTAGTCCACGAGGAAATTGCATGTGCTTTAGTCTCCACCACCGTAGCCATCACCATAGAGATAAGATAAGTTGTTAGTTGCTCCACCATAGCCAAAGCCTTTCCTTGGGCCGCTATTACCATACCCACCGAAAACCATAGGCTGCGCTTGTGGCTGGAAAGCGTTTTGGAACCGCTGACCCATACCCATGCCAGCCATAGCACCGCCGAAAGCTGCTGTAGTGGGATCAACAGTGTTAGGTCTTACGTTACCTGCTGTCTGTGGAGCACGACCAAGGATGCCAGCATTGTATTTGTTGATCTGATCCATTGCGAAATCACGATCACCCTCGAACCTTGCTCTGTTATCATTCATTTGGTTCTGCTGATCTGTCTGGAACATCGAACCAGCGTTAGCCATATTACCTGCTGCTGTATTACCCATACCAAAAGCATTATTATAGGATGTAGACAGGCCAGCATTAGCGTTCATCATGTTTGCAAACTGTGCATCTTGGTTCTTGAATGACTCGTTCCTTAACCTGTCCTCAATGCCAGCTCTTGTGTCAGCAGCGCGATCCATATAGTCCCGACCAGCAATAGCTTCTGCAACACCAGCTCTGGAACTATTAGCGTTACCTGTCGCTGATGCTCCCATCCCTATGTTGCGTAGAGTTCCCTCTTCTAGCTGGCGTGTACTATCACGAAGCGCACGATCAACCATAGGATCAGCGTTTGCGTTCACATAGTCTTCTGCGATACCTGCGCGGTCTGCACCAGCTCGGTTGTAGAGGTCAGCATAGTTACCACTAAAGCCACTGGCAGTGTTCATGATGTTACCAGCGTTACCGAAAGCATTGTTGCCAAAGTTATACATATTGTTGGCAGCGTTAGTCTGCATATCGTTCATACCAGCGTATGTAGGACCATCGTAGTAACCAGCAGCAAGAGCCGCGTCCAGAGCATCTGTACCCTTTTGATACATGCCTGTGATGTAAGGTCTTGCGTCAGTGTAGCCTCGCGCTTGAAGGGCTGATGCTCTGTCCATTGCACCTGCTTGTTTCTTTGCTGCATTGCGTGACATAACGCCGCCAATGACAGCCCCTGCTATTTGACCCCACACCATATCGTATGTTCCTCGTAATAATTATGTTTGTTATGTAACTACACAGCTACCCATGCCGTGCCGTTGTAAACGACCAGACCACTAAAGCCGTTCCCTAGTGGGTTCCAAGGTGACACTGCGTACCTGACCATGCCCCTGATAGGGTTATCAGGTGGATCATCGAGAACCTGTGGAGATGCCTGTGCAACTGTTCTCAAGGATGTCTCAATACGCTGAAGTTCATCTTGGATGTAACGCCTGACACCTTCTTGTAGGATTGGGTACTGAGTTCTGGTGTAGGTAGAAACGACAACATTAGTCTTATCACTAAGAGCCATCGCTATCTCCTACCTGTGGGTGTGACATCCAGATCAAACCCAGAAATCTCGAAGTCCTTGTTGTCATCTAGTGTCATTCGGTAACTGAGGTATCGCCCAGCCGCCCGTGAGTCGATCTTGTGATCTGTGGCTATATCGAATGTAACTTGACTGCTGTAGGTTGGTGTAGACCGTGGAATGTCTGAAGCACCAAACTCAAACTTCAATGTAGTGTCGTTAGTATTGATCGTATCAGCCTGTGGGTAGATACGGGTAACGACAACATACTGAGATGCCGCTAGTCCACCTTCGTCTAGGTCGAGACCAGTACGCTCAAGATAGGGTTGTTTTGTTGCCTCTGTGTCTAGCTGGAAAGCAATCTGCCCAGCATCAGACAAGTCTACGCCATATAGCTTATCAGAGGTTATACCATCTGCTGACAGGCTCTCGCCTACCATGAGTGTATGTTTGTCGTAACTATCTTGCTGTTGATAGTAAGTGCCGCCTGTGAGGGCATAGGTAGTTGTGCTAGTGGCGTAGGTCGCCACACTGTTTACGTTAGCTACTGTGCCGCTGCTGACGTTTGGAATGTCCATGAAAGACCAGCTATTGTTTCTATAGTTATAAACTGCTGCCCTGTTGCACCTGTCAGCATTAGGGAAGTGAACATGAGCATCACCAGACTGATAGCAAAAGTATATCTCGTTTAGAATTGGGTTATGCTGAACAAAACACTTGTCTGCTGCTGAGTTGTTTAAGCTAGAAAAGATAAAGTTCTTCACTCGCTCATCACAGATGCTTTGTTTAGAAGTGCCGTCGTGCGTGTATATATCGAAAGCACCAAATACGAAGTGTTTACCCTCGACCTCTACAGCGCAGTTCTGGTTAATGATACCAGCATCAGTAAAGAGTTTTCTGAAGTTAAAGATAAAAGTACCACCGACAAACTCCATCATCCACACTTGGTCTGATGCGTAAACTATGAAGTTCGTGCCTAGTGTAGCCCCATCAATGATTTGGGTTTTAATCTGAACTAGATCGTTAAAGCCAGCACTCTTCGTCGTATCAGTTTCGTCCCAACTATCTGGAACCTGACCAGCTAGTGCCAAGTTAGAGAACCTAACCCTAGTAGGGAAGTTAGTAGCTCCCTCTGTCATGTTAAGAGCGACAAGGAAGTCACCGTATGATCTGAGGGCAGCAGTCCTGTGATTAGAGGGCCAGTTAGGTAGATCAGCAAAGTTAGTGCCTGTTGGCCCTCGGTACACTGGTACTCTGTCTGGTCTGTTCAAGTAAGTGACATCAG